TCGAGGTGTGGGGAGATGGCTTACAGACTCGTTCCTTCCTGTTCATTGATGAATGTATTGAAGCGACTCGAAGACTGATGGACAGTGACTTTGTGGGTCCTGTGAATATTGGTTCCGAGGAAATGGTCACTATTAACCAACTGGTAGAGACTGCTGCTCGTGTAGCAAATAAGAATGTAGAAAAAATCCACGTTGATGGACCCACAGGTGTCCGTGGTCGTAATTCTAACAACGATCTCATCCGCGAAAAACTTGGTTGGGACTACAGTCAGACTCTAGAGGAAGGTATCCGTAAAACTTACGAGTGGATCAACGATCAGATCACTAAGAAGTTTGTAGAGGATAACTATAACGCCCCATATCGCAACGGAGCAGCAAGTGAGTAAAGCATTGGTAACTGGGGGAGCCGGGTTCATCGGTTCCCACATTGTGGATGGACTCATTGATCGTGGTTATGAAGTCATTGTCATTGACGATGAGTCTTCTACTGCCAATGAAGAGTTTTTTTATAACGACAAGGCAGTGTATGTAAAGCAGTCCATCTGTAATCCACATACAAAGACCTTCTATGATGGTGTGGATTATGTGTTCCACTTAGCGGCACATTCTAGGATTCAACCCGCACTACAGAATCCCATTGAATGTGTACAGACTAACGTTCTCGGCACTGCCACTGTTCTACAGTTTGCCCGTGAAGCAGGTGTCAAGAAAGTAATCAACTCTTCTACATCATCCTCCTACGGTCTGAAGAATAAACCTCCTCTACAAGAGGACATGATCCCTGACCCACTGAATCCATACTCAGTATCTAAGATTAGTGCTGAATCTATGTGTAAGATGTACACAGATTTGTTTGGTCTCCAGTGTGTCAGTCTCCGATACTTTAATGTGTATGGAGAACGTCAACCACTACGAGGAACTTATGCTCCTGTAGTTGGATTGTTCTTGGAGCAGAAGAAGGCAGGCAAACCACTAACTATCGTTGGTGATGGTGAACAGAGACGTGACTTTACTCATGTCAAGGACGTTGTAAAGGCAAACCTTGCTTGTATAGATAGCGTTATTGGTGGTTACCAAACGATCAACATTGGTACCGGCAAGAACTATTCTGTCAATGAGATCGCTGCCATGATCTCTGACAACATCGAGTTCATCCCAGAACGTCCTGGTGAGTGTAGAGAAACACTTGCCAGTAATAGTAAAGCAAGTTATTATTTGGACTGGGAACCCACTATTGACATTAAAGATTGGATCAATGAATACGAAGTATAGTATTACGACGGACGTTCTCCGTCATGAGTTCCCTAGATCAGATGAGATCAGTACGAACTGGTCTCAGGCATACCAAGATCTCTTTGCCCTTACTATGCTTCGGGGTAAGAAGTCTGGAAAATATATTGAGATCGGTGCTAACCACCCTTCTGACTTAAACAACACGGTCTTGCTTGAGACCACGTTTGGTTGGAAGGGCATCTCTGTTGAGATCGATGGTAACATGGTCAATCTCTTTAACAGAGAGCGTAACCAACCATGTTATGCGGCAGATGCTACCACCTTTGACTGGAAGCAGGCATTTAAGGATGCCAAGTGGCGTACAAAGCGTATTGATTATGCTTCTGTAGACTGTGAACCACCTGCTGTTACTCTACAGGCACTCAAGAATCTACCTCATGACGAGTATAGATTCTCTGTCATCACCTTTGAGACTGACATCTACAAGGATGGTGGTCAGTGGCGTGATGAGTCCAGAGAGTTCCTGAAGAATCTTGGATATCAACTGGTAGCAGGTGATGTGTGTAATGGTAGTAATCCATATGAAGACTGGTGGGTAGACCCAGAGGTCGTTCCCGAAACTGTCTGGGGTCCTTTTATTTCTAGTCAAGCAGAAGCAAGGGATCTTTTCATCAATGGTTAGAATCTCACATTGGTATGGGAGACTGGGTAATAACATCCAGCAATGTGCTATAGCATGTATGGCGGCGGACATTCTTAAATCCACATTCTCACAGGATTTAGAACATGGGATTATCGAAAAGCACCAGACAACGTTTGGACAGGGCACTGGAGAACTATCATCGAAGTGGTTCTACTGGGAGGGTCCCTACAAAGAGACAAACATTCCAACTGACTACATTTATCAGAACATGCGTCGCTATTGCCAGACGTATGTGGAACCGAATCTACGGACACCGAAGATCGATCCTATTGGTGATGACACTATTGTCATTCATATTCGTAGTGGAGATGTATTTGACCAAGGGACTTCTAATCCTGTCCAATATGCTCCTAATCCTCTTTATTTTTACAACAAACTCATTGAGTTGTATGATAAAGCGTTGGTTGTTACGGAACCAGACAACCACAACCCGATCATCGAAGAACTGAGGAAGAACCCGAAGGTTATTGTTCAATCTACGACAGTAGAACTTGACTTTGCCACACTGATGGCAGCAGAAAACCTAGCAACTTCTGGTGTGGGAACGTTTGGTGTTGCTGCTGCGTTGTGTAGTAGTAATATCAAGAACTTTTATTGTACTGATGTTCACATGACAGAACATCTAAACTATGAAATGCTTATGGGTACAGATGTAGATGTCCATCTCGTGCCTATGGGGGAAGACTATATAAAACCAGGTCAGTGGGAGAACTCTGATGAGCAAAGACGATTTATTCTTACATACAACCCGACTACCTAATACTATTGTTGATCGCCTTGAGCGTATAGCACTAGATTCTCCTTGGTATTATGCTGCTGACTGTGCCTACCCGGATAATTTTGTAGAAAGAGAAGGATTAGATTGGAATCCATACTTCTCTTGTGGTATTATCGGCAATGATGGGATAATAAATCGTAAAGAATTTTCTCAATATCCTTGGGAGTTCTTTGATCGTGCTGTAAATCCAGAGAAATATGGATTTAGTTCTCGTAAGAAGTTAAGAGCACATATTACACTTCAGTGGCCTAGACCAGAGAAGTATGGTATACCACACAACTCTCATGTAGACAGAACTCATAATCATCTAGTTGCTCTGTATTATATGAATGATTCTGATGGAGATACATTCTTCTTTGATGGAGAAGAAGTGATTCATAGAGAACCTGTGGAACGTGGAAAGTTGATTGTGTTTAATGGGCATAATAAGTTCCATGCTAGTTCCTCACCATCCAAAAAGATTAGATTAACACTCAACGTTAACTATGAAAGTATTTGATGTCTTTACGTTCTATAATGAATTAGATTTACTCGAATTGAGGATGGAAATCCTTGGTGATGTGGTAGATTATTTTGTTATCAACGAAGCAACGATTACCTTTACTGGTAAGGAGAAACCACTTTATTTTCAGGAGAACAAAGAACGCTTTGCCAAGTGGAAAGACAAGATCATTCATCACGTCACCATTGATGACAATGACGATCTAAAAGATTACTGGTCTGGTGTTCCTTACCATAGAAACATGATTGACTATGGTATTCATAAACTTCCACTACACTATCAGCGTGCCTGCTTCCATAAGGACAATGCCATCTATGGTTTGCTAGACATTGCTAAGGATGATGACATCATTATCAGTAGTGATGCCGATGAGATTGCTAACCCTGAGGCAATCAAGGCACTGAGTGAGTGGTTTGATCCTAAGAACCATTATGTTCTCCGTGGTCCTGTGTTCTATTATTATCTGAACCTGTTCTGTGAGGACAACTGGATGGGTCCTAGGGTTGCCACGATGGGTAAACTTAAGACTATGAGTATTGACTTCCTGCGTGAGTCACATGCTGAGGCATGGAAGATCGACAACGCTGCCTGGCACTGGAGTTTCTTTGGTGATGCTGACATGGTACGCTCCAAGATGGATGCCTATGAGCACCAGGAGAACAACCTCCAACAGTTCCGAGACACCATGGAGGAACGTATAGCACAGGGTGTAGACCCGTATGGTAGGGACTACCTATATAAACCAACGACAGTCCCAATCGACGAGTCGTTCCCTAAGTACATTGTAAACAACCAAGACAAGTTGGCGAGGTTTATTAGAGGATGAATGTAATTGAAGGAGTGGCAGTATCTAACAAGTGCGATTACTCATTTGGTGACCAATCTGGATGTATCGGTAGAGTGCCTGGTGCCTTCATGTCACAAGCATCTACTGACAACGAAGACTTTGTAGAACTAGCGAAGACTAAAGAGTGGATGACATTGTTCATCGATAACATTCGACTTTATAACCGCGACGTTTATACTTCTAACGAAGACGATAAGAAGTGGGTTGATGGTCTCATGGAGACTAATGATCTACTTAAACTCTGTGGATCTATTCCTGATACAAAGTTTATCATCTTTACGAATCTAGAAGACACACCCATCACGGAGGATATCCATGACAAAATTCCTAAGAACGTTGCTGCGATCTATGGAACAAATGCTGTCGGATTTGGCGGCAAGGTTCACCCCTTCCCATACGGGGTACAGCGAATCATACATCCCAGTGACAATCGAATCGGAATACTCAAGACCTTCATGGAGAAGGAGGTAAAACCAAAGAAGTTGTTGTACATCAACCACGCCGAGCATACTAATCTAAGTGAGCGTGGTAACATTCGTCAGATCTTCTCTAAGAAAAAGTTTGCTACGGTTGGTGAACGTGCTTCTTATGATGTGTATTGTCAGAAGATCCTAGAGCATAAGTTTATGATCTGTCCACAAGGTAACGGTGTGGATTGTCATCGTAACTGGGAAGTGCTATACTTAAAGCGTGTTCCCATTATGAAAAAGTCAGACTACCTACAGGAACTTTATAAGGATTATCCTGTTCTGTGGGTAGATGATTTTGCTAAGGTTACCAAGACATTGTTGACTAACAATCAGCATCTATATGATGAAGCACAAAACATTGATATGAATTTGCTTGATCTATTTTCTGTATTCAACCGAGCAGTGAAACGTGCTAAAGATTCCTGATGTAACACTGCTTATCCTAGCAGACATCGATATCCCTGACGCGGTATACGCGATCAACAAATCATGTGAGGAGATTGAGTGGGGTGCTGCTAAGTTCCTTGGCAGTCATGGAAAACCTGAAGGATTGGATCCTCAGGTTACTTATGAGAAGACTTATCCCATTCAGTCTATCAATGACTTCAATTTCTACTGTATCTACAACCTAGCACAGCACTGTGATACCTCCCATCTACTCCTTATCCACCCAGATGGTTATGTTATTCGGCCTCATCTGTGGGATAATGCATGGTTGGAGTATGACTACATTGGAGCGCCATGGAGAGATGACCCCAATGCCTATCTCGATCCATGGGGAAAGAACCAGCGGGTTGGTAACGGAGGATTCTCCCTTAGGAGTAAGAAACTACTAGACCTTCCTGCTCACGTAGAGATCCCTTGGGAGGTCAATGTTGGTGACTTCTACAAGCATATGAATGCTGGTCTATATAATGAAGACGGCAACATTTGTGTTCATAATAGACATATTTTTGAGGCAAACGGATGTAAGTTTGCTCCCGTAAATGTTGCTAGTAAGTTTGCCAGGGAGGCAACACTCCCGGACAGCGAGAAAGAAACCTTTGGTTTCCATTATCATTTTCAAGAAATACGATGAAAGCAAAAGTGTTCCAACTGTGGTGGAATCCATGGGGTGACGAAGGACTAGAAGTTGGTAATAAGAAAGTCAGTATCTCTATTGACAATCTTTCTTATGACAAAGACGCAGACTATCGTATCCTCTTCCTAGCTGAACCCTATGCTGTAGCACCAACCATCAACGAAGGTGCTCTAGCAAACTCACACAGTTTCAATAGGATCTATACATTCACACAGTCTGTTCTAGATAAGTATCCAGCAGCAGAACTGTTCCCGTGGGGAGCATCCTGGTTGGACTTTGAGAATCTAAAGATCGACAAGAAACCATCTATCACGTTTGTAACCAGCAGTAAGATCCAAACTCCTGGACACAAACTACGACTAGAAATCTTTGACTTCCTGGTTGACATTGATGATGCTAATGGTCTGACTGTCTATCAGCATATGTCACCACCATTCCATGAGACTCGGAACGATTTCTTTGACAAAGCGATGTTCCATATCGCAGTAGAAAACTCGCAGCAGAAAAATTATTTTACTGAAAAAGTTATCGACTGCTTCGCAAGCAAAACTATTCCTATCTACTACGGTTGTCCTAACCTTGGTGATTGGTTCAATATGGATGGCGTCATTACATTCGATGATGTCAAGGACCTGAAGAGAATTCTAACTAACATCAACGAAGACTTCTACCATAAGAGGAAGGATGCTATCGAAGAAAACTATGAGAAGGCAAAGCAATTCCATAGTGAGAATGATGTTGTTCCTCGTCTGACCAAAACTATCCTTGCTGATATCAAGGAAAACGCTATTTTACATACGTGATGAGAGTCAGTTTCTGTATACCGACTTATGAATCGAAGGGGAAAGCACAACGCTACCTCTTCGATATTTTTTATGCTTTGTCCCACCAAACGAACAAAGACTTTAACGTTTGGATCTCCGACCACAGTAAAACCGATGTCGTTCTTGAAGCCTGTAAAGAGTATGCTAACGAGTTTGAGATCAACTATGTCAAAAATGAAGACAAGCGTGGGCAGATCAGTGCCAATACTAATTGTGCGTTACGTCATGCTGACGGAGAAATTCTGAAGGTCATGTTTCAGGATGACTTTATCCTGACAAAAAATCTGGTAGAAGAACTTGACAAAGCATTTGTCGATGGGGTAGATTGGGCAGTGACTGGTTTTGCTCATACTATTGACGACGGTCATTCGCATTACAATCCAAAGATTCCTGAGTATAACGACAGACTACTAGAAGGTGTAAACACTTTGAGTTCCCCTTCTATTCTGGCGATGAGGAATGGTATCGACGAATACTTTGATGAGGAGTTGACGATGCTTATGGATTGTGATATGTACTATAGACTCTATAAATATCACGGAGATCCCGCAGTCTTAACCGACTATCATATCTCTAATAGAGAGCATCAAAACCAAACTCAAAGAACATACGAGCATCTTATCCCTACTGAAATTGATTATTTGAAGGAGAAGCATAAGTGATTGGATTTAATCATCTAGGGCGGCATGGTCGTCTGGGAAACCAGATGTTCCAGTACGCCGGACTTCGTGGCATCGCAGCAAAACATGGATACGAATTCTGTATCCCTGCTAGTGACTTTAAGGATGAGTGGACAGACCACCAGTTGTTTGAGGCATTCAAACTAACAGGTCTAACCAACATTGCTACTTGTCCTGGACCGTATGTTCAGGAAGCAAGTTTTAAGTTTGACCAGAACTTGTTTGACAACATGCCTGATGGGCACAACGTATACGCCTATCTACAGTCAACAAAATACTTTGAGCATATCGAGAAGGAAATCCGTGAGGACTTCCAGTTTAAAAATAACATTCTCGATCCTTGTAAACAGATGGTCGCAACGGTAGAGAAACCCATTGCTCTACACGTCCGTCGTGGTGATTATTTGGTGAACTCCGATAACCACCCACCGTGTTCCAAGGAATACTATGACGCCGCGTTGGACAAATTTGATTCTGACCGTAACGTTATTATTTTTAGCGACGATCCTGCTTGGTGCAATGATCAGTTCGACGACGATCGTTTCCTTGTTTCCGAAGGCGGAGACAACCTTGCTGACCTTTGTATGATGTCACTCTGTAGTGACTTCATCATCGCTAACTCATCCTTTTCCTGGTGGGGATCCTGGTTGAGTGAGAACCCTGACAAGAGAATCATCGCTCCTAGCAAGTGGTTTGGTACAGGTTATACTGCGGCACATGACACTTCTGATCTATACTGTAACAACTGGGAGGTAATTTGATGTTAGAACAAAAAGAAGTTGTACGTATTGGTCTAGAGCAGGCAACTTTTATGATCCCTTTAAGGATCGAGTCTGCTGATCGTATGCGTAACATCATTACTACGCTGATCTATCTTTGTAGAAACTTTAAGACAAATATTCTTGTCTACGAACTTGATCAGGAATCGATCTTTAAGAGTGCTGTTATTCCACAACTAGAGCAAGCTCTTCTTCCAGAAGAGATGTCTATGATTTATCATTACTTTGAGCAGAGTGATGAGTATACATTCCATCGTACTCGACTGCTCAATGAGATGACACTCATGTGTCAAACTCCGGTGGTAGTAAACTATGATAGTGATATTCTTCTGCCTCAAATGAGTTATATTAAGGCAGTAGATTATATTTTGAATGGATATTTCCCCGAGGAAGGTGGCAAAGCAGAACCTGTCAAGTGTGTATATCCTTATGGATATGGCGAATATCAAATCCAATGTACTCCTACAGATGAAAGTGTAAGTGCCTTCATCAACTCAAACTTTAACTACGACGCTTTCGAGGGTCAATGTAAAAGGTGGGATGCCAAGTATGGATTCTGTCAGTTCTTCGACCGTGAAGAATACATCCGTCTTGGTATGGAGAATGAGAATTTTGTCTCCTATGGATACGAGGATGATGAGCGTTACATGAGATTTAATTCTCTGTCTAATACCATTAGATACAACGCAGACATCATGCATCTAGAGCACACTAGAACTTCCAACTCTTGGTTCACCAATCCACATATTGAGAAGAACAGAGCTCTTTGGGAAAAACTAAGGGTAATGTCTAAGGGTAAGCTTGCTGAATATTATGACAACGTTGAGTACGCCAAAGCTAGAAGACAGGAAGCACTTGATAATGGACAAGAACAAAGCAGCACCGAAGCTTAAGAACTTTCCTTTTGTCCTGTGGTTAAACCTGGATCGATATCCAGAACGCCGCAAGTACATGGAAGAGCATCTTGCCTACTGGCAGATTGAGAACCACCATCGTATCACTGGTATTGATGGTAGTGATGATGCTACTGACAGACTGAAGGGTAGGGTTCCTGATAACATGAATCCTGGTGAGATTGGATGTGTTCTGACTCACCTGGAAGCGATTAAGTATTTTGTTAATGAGACTGACCTTGATGAGGTCATGATCATGGAAGATGATGTGGACCTGAACACTGCTAAGCACTGGGCATTTAAGTGGACTGAAGTTCGCAACAGACTCCCGATCAACTTTGACACCTGTCAGTTTACGATCATCAATCCTCAGGGCATTCATCTAAAACTACACCAAAGGTTTATCAATGACTTCTCTGCTGCTTGTTATCTTATCACTAGACATCACGCAGAGAAGGTGCTAAAGTTACACCAACGTGGTAACTTCTGGAAGATTGACCAGAATATTAAACCTCGTGCGGTGTCTGAGGATTTGATCCTAGATAGTGGCAAGGGATATGCTGTCCCGATCTTTAACTATAAACTCAACATGGGTTCTGCCATCCATGAAGAGCATATTGATATCTTCCATAAAGATAGTCAAGAAGGACTAGAGAATTACTGGAAGCAAAACGGACAAGATATTAAACTTGAGGAACTAATGATCCTTGACGAATATGTTGGCAGACTACCACCGCAAGCATACGTACAGCAATGAGTGAACAGCAACCAGTTGAGATGAAATTCTATGATCACATCGGTGTTGCCGAGGGTCTGGTGACTCAAGAATTTTGTGACATTCTTATCCAAGCGTTTGAGCATTGGAATAAAATTAAGTATACCAAACAGGATTGTTATGGAAATACCACCTATAGTCTAGACTCTTTTGGGGACGGTGAACAACAATTTCCCAACGGTCAGATGGGTCGTAAAGACAATGGTATCTATCTTGAGGTGTGTGATCCTGGTATAGCAGCACAGGTTAACCAAGCTCTTGGTCAAGCGTTTGAGATGTACGCTAAAGAGTATCAAGGCATCATTGATTCTGCTGATCCTGTTTCTTCCTGGACTTGTAAACTTCAGAAGACTGAACCTGGTGGTGGATATCATGTTTGGCATTGTGAGAATGGATCCTTCATTTATCGTGACCGTGTGCTGACATGGATGATCTATCTGAATGACATTCCCCCTGAGAATGGTGGGGCAACAGACTTTCTTCACCAGAAGAAGTCCTTCCACCCGACGCGAGGAACTGTTGTTCTTTGGCCTGCTTGTTATACTCACATGCATCGTGGTGCTTTCTTGACAGGTGACAAGGATAAGTACATTGCCACTGGATGGTTTAATCGTGAACCTGGTAATGTGACTAATAAGATTATTGGACAATCCCTGGGTCAAATTAGTGATGAGGTTAAGTTGAACAACCGTGATTGATGATCATATTCACAACGATCACTAACGCATACGACACAATCCCGGATCATTATTACGATCCGGGCGTGAAGTATGTGCTTTTTTATGACAAACCGATTGAGCAGAAGGGATCATGGGAGTTCATTAAGATCCCAGAAGAAGGTGATCCTGTTCTAAAAGCATATCGTATCAGGTGTCTGTCTCACTTGTGGTTTGATGAACCGCATGTGTGGGTGGATGCCTGTTATCGTATGGATGAAACGTTTGCTGACAGATCACGCGACATCTTACAACGTGAGATCACCCTACAGCATCACCCTGACAAGCGTACACTGCTGGGTGAGTTTATGAAGCTCCATAGGTGTGGTTTTGTCCCCGAGGATCGCCTTCTACGGTGTGCTCAGGACATCCGATCTGTTGGTTATCGACCATCGACCTGGGATCATACCATCAACTGCTGTGTATGGAGACACAATACGCCAGCAGTGGTAGACTGGAACGTAGAATATTGGAGATGGTATAAAGACTACAAACTATATCATGGATGCCAGATCACTAGTGCTATTGCTGAGCACTTGGTCTTTGGTAAGAATGTTCCTAGGGTTGGGATGCAGGTTGACTTGAGTCAATCGACCCGTGCGAAGGAGTATCTACATAATTACACCTTTGTTGATAACACTGACGAAACTTTCCAGAAAAAAATTAGAAAAATTCTTGGCGCTATAGTATGATCATCTACTCCTGTATTACAAACTCATACGATAGAATCCCAGATCATTACTATGATCCTGATGTAAGATACGTCATGTTCCATGACGGAACAATCAAGCAAGAGGGTCCATGGGAATTTATTAAACTGGACACGGATATCCAGTGTCCTCGTAGGTTATCAGCGTTCCCTAAGATCAATCCAGATGTTTACTTTGAAGAAGGTGAACGCACAGTATGGATTGACGCTTGCTACAAGATGACAAAGGAGTTTGTAGAGTTCTCTAAAAACATAACAGAGTTTACTATCCTCCGTCATCCAAATAGATTTAGTTATTATGATGAGATGCTCGAAGGATTCTTGTGCTCATTCTACACTTGGGATCAGGGCATTAGAATTACAGAAGAACTTGCTAAGGTTGGGTATAATTTTAGGGACTATCGTAGTCCTTTGGGAACAATTATATACAGAACAATAGATGATCAGACTCGTAAGTTTGACATGACGTGGTGGAAATATTTTGAGATGGGTCCTAATAGAGATCAGATATCTTTTGACGCAGCACTACAACTCAATGGTTTTAATCCCAGTGTCATTGAAGATAGGAATGAGTGTGGCGTACCCCTAGGACATAACAATAAAGTTGGGAGACTTGGTAAGCATCCTAAAGATGGTGACCCAGACTGTACGCTTAGAAGAAAAGACTTTCTTTCTGCTCTACGAGAAATCACAGGTCTGTCGTACATGTATGCCAAGCATGACCATTCATTCATGATAGATTACAATGCTGATTTACACCTGTATTGAAAACGATTACTGTTCTCTGCCTGCTGAGATGCCACCTGGGCATGAGTACGTATGCTTTGGGGAGGTTGAGGCAGTAGGACCTTGGAAGGTACATCCCAGCATAGATCAGGGTCATCCTATAAGAACATCACGCTACTATAAAATCAACTGTCCTTTTGATGGACCCAGTATATACTGTGACGCTACAAAATTACATCTACTCAATGAGACTTTCTTTGACCTGAGTGAGGTTATATTTGAGAGTGAGAAGATGTTCTGTCTTCAGCACCCACATAAACACTCATACCTTAATGAGTGTATGGAGTATTACCGCAAGGGGTGGGTAGATTTTGCTACCATAATTCAGTTTACTGACCACCTAAAGTCATTGAACTTTGATTTTACTGATTGGTTTTCTCCATTGAATACAATCCTGTGGAGAAATAACGAGCACGAGTTTAACGAAAACTGGTGGGAGTTATACATGAAGGGTGGTATCAGGGATCAGGTATCCTATGGTGCCACGTTGTCCTTGATGAACAAAGACTTTGTGTATGATTATAGTCTTGAGTTTCTAAATCATTTCACTGACGCTGGATACCAGGGCAAGTGGTGGGACACTCGTCAAGGTGACTATAAGTACCACAAACCTGGTAAGGAGTCACAGTTGCTGTCAGAATTGTGTATAATGACAGGACTCAGCAGGTTCCGATACAAACCTTGCTGTAGGGTCTGAGTATTTCTACCCTTGACCTGTAGCGTGAGTTACGCTATACTAAATAAAGTTACGAAATCGTTAGATATCGTTACAAACTCCCCGCAAACCGAGACCTCTAGGGAGTATAAATCACGTCTCTAATACCTACGCCGGAGGGTGGTGTAGGAATTCTTAATTCGTCTGCTCCCCCAGACCTTCCATACCCTTTTTCAAATGGCACAAGCTACAATTTCTCGCCAGCAAGGCGAGTCCACCTGGGAATCTTTTTGCTCCTGGGTTACGTCCACAAACAACCGTCTATATGTCGGTTGGTTCGGTGTATTGATGATCCCAACCCTGTTGGCGGCAACCATCTGCTTCATCACCGCATTCGTCGCTGCTCCCCCCGTGGACATTGACGGCATTCGTGAACCCGTTGCTGGTTCGCTCATGTATGGCAACAACATCATCTCTGGTGCTGTTGTTCCTAGTTCCAACGCAATCGGTCTTCACTTCTACCCCATCTGGGAAGCTGCTTCTCTAGACGAATGGCTCTACAATGGTGGTCCTTATCAGTTGGTTGTATTCCACTTTCTTATTGGCGTATTCTGCTATATGGGACGTGAGTGGGAACTCTCTTATCGTCTCGGTATGCGTCCTTGGATCTGTGTCGCTTACTCTGCTCCTGTTGCAGCAGCGTCCGCAGTTTTCCTCGTCTATCCTTTCGGTCAAGGCAGTTTCAGTGACGGTATGCCTTTGGGCATCTCTGGTACCTTTAATTACATGCTTGTTTTCCAAGCAGAGCACAATATCTTGATGCACCCCTTCCACATGCTAGGCGTTGCCGGTGTGTTCGGTGGTTCATTGTTCAGTGCCATGCACGGTTCTTTGGTTACCTCTTCGTTGGTTCGCGAGACCACCGAAACTGAGTCTCAGAACTATGGTTACAAGTTTGGTCAAGAAGAAGAGACCTACAACATCGTTGCTGCTCACGGTTACTTCGGTCGCCTGATCTTCCAATACGCTTCCTTCAACAACTCCCGTTCGCTGCACTTCTTCCTCGCAGCATGGCCTGTTGTCGGTATCT